AAATAGGTGCCGGGTTATCAATTTCCAGAAGTTCGATAAGTTTGTACATTTCGTCAGAGTTGAACCTCTTGTTCTTAATTCTGTCGTACCATACACGCTTTGACATTCCCAACGCCTCGTATACTTCTTGGTTTGTCTTTCCTTTTCTAGCAATCTGTGCTTTCAATTCTAATGTGTTTACCATTTTGTGAATCACCTCCTTGTCACTTGCTACGTGACTATAATACAACTACCTTTGTCACGCGTCAAGTGATTTCTGTAACTTTTTTCGTGACTTTAGATTCTAGCGATGGTATACTTGTTTTGGACGGAGGATAAACAATATGTGGAACAATTTGATAAACAAAAATATTCATGAGTTGAGAACTCAACAAGGACTTACTCTGCAGGAACTTGCAGACAAGGTAGGAACAAGCAAACAGACTATTCAACGATATGAAAGCGGGGAAATATCCAATATTCCATATAATAAGATAATGAAACTCGCTTCGGCATTGAATACTACCCCATCTAAACTTATGGGGTTGGATGATTTGCTTCCAGACGAATTGGAAATTGATGTTATTTATAACGCCTTACCAACTAACGCACAAGACCGCTTGCTTGCCTATGCGAAAAAACTAAAAGAGTTAGCGGATATGGAGAAAAGCTAAACTCAAACTAATATTCGATACAAAATGTATCGTTTTTTCAAAAAACAGTGCAAAAAAGGAGAAATCAATGAAAATAGCACTCTATGTCAGAGTTTCGACTTTGGTTCAATTCGAAAAAGGAAACTCCGTGGACGAACAGAAGAAACGCCTAGAGGCTTACTGCGAGGCAAAGGGTTGGACGGACTATGAGGAGTTTGTAGACGCCGGATGGTCGGGAAGTAATATGGAACGCCCCGCCCTGCAAGAGTTAATCAAAAGAGCCGACGAGTTCGACACAGTCTTGGTCTATAAATTGGACAGGTTAGGTCGTAACCAAAGGGATATCCTATATCTTATCGAGGACGTCTTCAAAAACTTCAACTCTATAACGGAGAACTTTGACACTTCCACGCCCGTGGGTAAACTAATGCTCTCTATGATGGGAGCCTTTGCAGAATTGGAGCGTCAGCAGATAAACGAAAGAATGATGATGGGTAGAATTGCGTCAGCAGAAAAAGGAAGGTGGCGTGGTGGTTCAGGAGTGCCGACAGGGTACAAATATATACCTGGGGAGAAACACTTAAGAATAGACGAGGAAAAAGCCCCGATTGTCAGGGATATGTTCCAGATGTTACTCGACGGGCACTCTTTTACTTCCATAAACGATAAATACCACTTCTCGGGCGCTAGCGTGGTAAGAGTTATCCTTGAGAATCAAGTCTATATTGGAAAGATTAAATACTGCGGGAAATACTATGACGGACACCACGAGCCGATTATTGATCAGGAGACTTTTGACAAGGTGCAAGCCATAATTCATGAAAGAGACGTGAAGCGGAATTTCCCATCACTAAAGGAAAGACACCTTCTGACGGGTTTTTTGAAGTGTTCCTGCGGTGCTAGAGCCTGCTATCATCATTCCTCACAAAAGAACAAAGACGGAACCAAACGCCACTACGAGTATTATGAATGTTATACGAGAATGGCACACGGTACAATGCGTGCAGCGAAGAAATGCTCTAATAAGATATGGAGAAAAGACGACCTTGAGGAGACAATTTGGAACGTACTAGAGGAATTAGACTATGATGAGGTAATACACACTTCCAAGCCCAACACCAAACCACTAGAAAAGAAAATCGAGAAGATTGAAAAGCAGATTGCCAAGTTGGTGGAGTTGTATTCGTTGGAAGACGTTCCACTCGATATTCTAACAACGCAGTTAAACGCCCTAAATTCGCAAAAAGAACAGTTACTCGAACAAATTACCATTGAGAAGTCAAAAGGGGCTAGAATGGACGAATACGAGGTCAGAAAGGCATTGTCTACTATCGACACTGTTCGGGAATCCGATTTAGCCACCCAAAGAGCCTTTTTAGGTTCGCTAATCGAGGAGATTACCCTACTACCCAACCACGATTTGAAGATAAAGTGGAAATTTTAGCCACAATCTAGGTGGATGGTTTCATCCCTATAAGTGGATTGCGGGTAAAAGTGAAAAAGAGTTTCCTATAATAAATAATGTGATAAGATTACACATTCACTACACATTCCAATGTGTAAAAAAATAAGCCCCAAGGGATTACTCCCAAGGGGCAAGAAAGGAATTTATTTATAAGTCAAGGCTGCCTGGATTAGACGTCCCTGAAACTTATTCCATGCGTTTATGTCCATCATGGCTTGAGGACAATGCTTTCCGTTGACGTCAAAGTGTCTTACTATTGTTTGAGCGTTCGGGCAATACTTACGAATGTACTTGATGACTTTCCACACGGATTTCACCATTGCTTCTGATGGTTCTTTGTTTACAATATCGCACAACTCGATGGAAACGGAGTTTGCGTTTGTGACTTTGCTATAGAGTTTACCACCGCCGGTCTTTGCACAGTCGCTATACTTTGCGCCACCTACAGAGTATGCAATTCTGTCAAGGTTGATGGATTTTACCTTCACACCCGCCTGATCAATAAAGAAGTGTGCCCCCGCCTCTCGTGTGTTTACATTCTTATAGTAGTTTCCGTTGTTCTCGGCAGTGTCTCCATTGTTTCCAGTGTTGTGGATTACAATGTATAACACGTCCTTCTTGTTGCGCTTTTTTGATGAATATGATATTGATTTTGCAGGTATCTTCTTCATTTTTTCTCCTTTCCTGTGGTACAATATAGGTGCATATTTCTTTAGGGTGCTTGGTGGTGACTCGCCGGCACCCTTTTTTAATTAAACCATTTTATTCGACCTCGTCCCTATTATCCTTTCGACCTTTTGCGGGTTTCCTTAGTTGGCCTTCTAGTTATACTCATTAGGTTTGAGTGTTAAATAGTAATTTAACAGGCAATGATGTGCAAGTTGTATTCGGTTCAAGTGCGTTCACGAACAAAAGAGCGTTTTGCAAAAAGATAGGAAAAATGATTTTCTACAACATCAGTTTTTCAACAGGAAATGCAACCTTTCCAACATCAGCAGGTTTTGTATTGTTGAGTCATCCAAGTAGTGATTTGCCGGCAGACCAAACAGAATCAAGTGTAATGCAATATGGCTTCTTATGGCATGGCACATCATCCAGCCTCTCAATAGCTGATACAATAACAGGTGATAATAGAATTGGTATTTATTCAGGTTCAACATTACCAGCAAATACAAATGTTTATGCCTTTGGGTTTATAATGCTAAAATAAATCAACGATTTATACGTCAGTCCAAGCAGTCCAGCTGTTATTAACATACATTCTAGTCATCATCACATGTCCAGCAACGTTATAAGGAATTGCAATTTGGAATCGAGTGCCAGCTTTCAATGATATTAAGATATAATTTCCATTAACCGGGTGAGTACCACTTGAAGAGCCTGAATATAAAAAATAACAACCTGTTACGACTAAATTATCAATGTTAATGTTTGAAACTTGTCCTTTATCTAGCAAGCCTTGCTTATTAGATAAATCACTATTTAACTCATCAATAGCACCTTGTACATTTGTTGCTGATAAACCGCTTGTGGTTCCGTCATACTTAACCTGACTTGCAACGGTAGAAGGTGTTAAGATATCCCATTTGTTGTTGTTATCCAAAACGATATTCGTTCCTGCTGCGCACTTAATTCCTGCGCCCTCCTCAAATCGTGAGTCGGTCGTGAAATCGTCTGTGATATTGTAGAAATCCCCGACTCTTAAGCCACTTGTCGGGATATTGGCAAATGCAACTGAACCTTTCCAATGAAGTGCGCCTGTGGCGTAAACCTGTGACTGTTCAGCCCAATGCTGCGCATCTTCTGCGTAGCCCTCTGCTTCTTCCAATATCTCGGGGATTCTCTGAATGATGGGAATATCAGTTTCAGAAATCTGTGTATCATCAGAAAGCGCTGTTGACTCTACATAGATAATGAAGTTGCAAGTAGCAATTCTATTGTTACTTGAATCATAAATAACAAGTTCTGTTACTACTTCGCCTGCAAATACTGTCATTTGTTCCGTTAAATCAATAGTAACGACATTATTTGAATAAGAACAAGTATATTGGAATCCTGTTCCGTCTTTCTTTGTTCCCTGCACATATACTGTGGCAGAACTAGGCATTGTGAATGCAGAACTTCCTTCATATAATGTAGCCACGATCTGTTCTAGACCTTTGTCGTACTGACTCACGTTAATTCGAGGTAAAACTCCTCCAGGTATTACATTTAAGTTGATTGATTGTGTTGTCATTTATTTCTCCTTCCTTATAAAGACCAATGCCATCCTGAACTGTTTAAATGTCCGATTGGTGTATTATCTACATAGAAAACTAACGCAAGTGTTGTGCCATTCCAATACACACCATATTCGTGAGCATTTCCGTCGATTCCATGCATTACTCTACCAGTATTACCCACAGAATCTTTTGCAATTATTTCCCCGTCAACGGACACATTGCTTGAAAAGTAATGACCACCACCTGCCAACGCGTTGATATAGTCTCCATTTGAGTTGTATATTTTGTCCCGTATCGTGGTCTCGCCACTTATACGGGCAGAACCATAAATCTGCACGTCTTGAGTGTTCCCGTTAGGATTTAAACCGTAATTTAAAACTAATGGTGTTAAATAGAACGGATCTGATTCCGACTCCTTGTTACCGAAAGAAATAAACTTTGCATTTGGTGCGGTGTTAATTGCACCACCATAGGTAGAAGTTCCCTTCCAATTTGTAGGCGAATAAGTAACAAGGTCCTCTCCACCCATAGTCATTTTGAGACTTCCAGAACTTAATACACTTGTTCTTTCTACTATTGAATTGCCAACAGAAACAGCACCCTTCGTGGTAATCGTTCCATTTGAACTCATTTCAGAGTTTGTCATAGTCCATGTCAGAAGTCCTGTGTCTGCATTAATAGAGAACTCTCCCCCACTACCACTAGCCGTAAATGTTCCTGTGGTAATGAAATCCGCTACGATTGCGCCGTCCTGTGTCATTGCAAGACCGTAAGTACCATCATATCCCGTGGATGAATATCCGAGACCACTTTTATTCCACCGCCACACTTTTTGAGCGGTATCAATGGAGTCTGTGTCCATTACCACGATTTCTTCGGGTTGTCCATCGGAATTGTAAACAAAGCGGACATATCCACCCGAATTTCCTGTGATCAGGTTCGTTGCTCTCTGGACTGCGTTTTCTAACTCCGTGAAAGATACTTTATCATCAGAAGTGCTTTGAATAGCATTGATGATGGTATCTCCAAAGGTGCTCTTTGCGTCTCCTAACTCAATCTTGTTGTATCTATCCAACAAAGTATCGTATTCTGTTTTTACTACCTTTGCTGTGGCGCTTACGCCTAACTTTTCAAAGTAGATGTGAACATAATCACAAAGACCTACCGTTTCAAGTGGTGCTATATCCTTGTACTCCTCTGTCTGCCATAATTGAACAAAGGAAACGGAAATACTTACCTTTGGAACTCCGATATTATTCACTGTCATATAAGCGTTAGCTGCAGCTCTTAATTGTGCCTCTGTTGGCTTTTCAGAAAAAGAAGAGGTTAAATCTAACATCATTGTACGCTTGAACGGGTAATTATCTGCCGTAGAAGCGTGCAAAACGTGTTCAGGAAGCGTAACAGTTCCGCTTTCCTCGGAAGTCCAATAAGGACACACACCTGTGTAGGTGCTCTCTATGTTCTCTTCTTGTTTAATATCAGTGATATTCTTTCCATACCTCAACACAACTCCATTATCAGAGCCACGAGCAGACAGATTATACACTGTGAAATTATCCCACTTATATTCCCCACCAAAGACATCAAGAACACTTCCGTCTACTCCACCTAAAGAAGAACGAATAGACCTTGGCAAAGTCTGTGTATATGTTCCAGCAGTCGTGTTATTAGTCGAAAAAGTAAAAGGACAACTCTCATAGGCATTATTTTTAAGCCCTGCAAACGTATTTGCCACTGAATTAGCAGTAAAGCCACCACTAGGGATATAACTAAGCTGATAACTAACGTGCTCTGCGTATACGGTTACAATGCCATTTAATGGGCGTGTAATCTTATAGATACGGAAGCCCTGTGGCTCTTGTGATTGGTTCGCCTTTGCCAATATAATGCGGGAATGTCTCAAATCTTCGTAATGTATGCCGGATATGGGATATTCCATTGTTAATTCATAAGCACCGTTCCGCTCTTCGGTACACACACAGCTTTTTACGTCTGTGAGCGCACCTAGACCGAAACTGTCAAATGAGGTTACATTTGCTTCGTATAAAATAGGTATCATATAGTCCACCACCTTGGTTGTATCTCAAAGTTTCCTGTGATTGCATTCGCCCCAGGTACTAATTCGGGGAATGTTCCACTTACATAATTGTTCAAGTTTGTCGTGCCATTGTAGGCGTTCATCAGGTCACAATCTAAATAGATTTCATTCACAGGGCAATCATTGGCAACTGTGATGGTGTAATCTCCGATTGTGATTGTTCCCTTGCATGTCTTGATCAGTGGCTTTGCATTGAATCTTGTTGGATTAAACAGCACTCCGCTTGTTGTGATTGTGTGGGTTTGCTCTCCTACTTTTAAGTACTTTTGAGGTTTACAGTTAAATACCAAATCAAACTTCGCTCCACGGTTCCAAGGAGTGGTTGCAAAGTCAATTCCACCTTGATAGACCGCCATTCGATAATAGTCGGGGTTATAATCGTCTTCTAGGCGCTTATATCCTTTCACAGAAGCTAAAAAGGAGACTAGCGCCCTATTCTTTTGTGGGAATCCGTCTTTAATGAATGCAGGATATGTAATGGAAATGTTATTATACCGTCCATTGTCGATGGATAAATCTCCATTCCTTCCGGGTACGGATAAAAACTCAATGTCACGAGAGGGCGTATTGAAAACACCCTCTCCGCTTATTCTTACGCCGAATGCATCCATTCGTTGTCCGTCATACGCTAATGTCATGCAAACACCGCCTCTCTTCTATTGATTGAAGCACTTAATTTGTCTTCGATTACTGTTGCGAGCTCATTCACGCTTTGTCCTTCTGCTCCATATATGTGCATCGTGACACCACCAACGTTGGTTGTGCCTAGTGTAGATACATCAAGAGCAACATCATTCACCGCATCTTTTACAAGATATGAATAGTCCTTAATTCCTTTTGAATAAAGTTCCATCATATCGGGACCATAGGTGTGGAAGTTACTTAAAGGACCTTTCTTCGGTTCAGAGAATCCCAAGACATCCTTTACTGTCTGCGCTATATTTGTTGCAGCGTTCTTCACGGCATCTATCTTCTGTCTGATACCATTGATAAAATTATCAATCATATCTTTACCCCAAGTGAGGGCTGAACTCTTTAGATCAGAAAAGATTGTAGTTGCTTTGGACTTCATATCCTCAAACTTCTCTCCGAATTTGTCCTTCATACTAGAGATTTTATTTGCCACATTGTCCTTCATTTCTCCGGCCTTGGAAGTTACCGTTGACTTGATGTTGTTAAAGGTATCAGTTGCCTTTGACTTCATGTTGTTGAAGCCTTCGGTAAATTTCGTCTTTAACTCGTTGAGTTTATTGGTAATGCCGTCCTTTGCGGTCGTAAAAGCGGTTGTGATTGCGGTTGTCATTGCCGTCCATGTCTGTTTGAAGAAGTTGGTGATTGTTCCCCAATTCTTGATGGTGGCAATTATAACAACGATTGCTGCAATTATTCCAATGATGAGCGGAGCAAACGGGGCGAGCGCTGCGATTATTCCACTGACCGCAGGAGATAATACACCGATTGCGGTTGTCATTGCGCCCAAGTTGATGATAAGACCTGCAACTCCAGAAATAACCTTTCCGATTATCAATAATACGGGACCAACCGCAGCAACAACTCCGGCAATCTTGATTATCATCTGCTTCTGCTCGTCTGATAATCCATTCCAAGAATCAGACAGGTTTTTTAAGACTTGGCTTAATCCGTCCATTGCTGCGGTAAGCGTAGGCGCCATAGTGTTTACTATATCGGCTCCTATGAGCTTTAATTGGTTCATATGGACTTGCATTTGGTCGAGTGGGTCAAGTGTAGCCGTGAAGGTCGAATCCACGTTTCCTGCGAAGTCTGACATTGATGTTCCAAGTGTTTCAAAGGACAATCTTCCGCTCTGACAAGCCTCTGCGATTGCGGGACCCGCTTTCGCTCCAAACAATTCAATGGCGCTCTGGTATGCCTCTGTGCTTGTTGTAGCATTTGACATTGTATTCTGTAGCTCTGACATAGCCACATCCATTGGCTTTCCTTCTGCTACCGCATTGGCAAGGGCTTTCTTCATTCCTGCCATTACTGTTGAGGCGTCAATACCTTGTTTGCTTAAATTAGCAATAAACATAGCAGAATCACTCGCACTGTAGCCCATTTCCTTTAATGACGCTGCATTGGTTGTCATTGAACTCGCTAGTGCGTCAACGGAAATGCCTGTGTCTTGTCCTGCCTTGTTCAATGTGTCGAGGAATAAACCCGCCTGATCTGCAGACAATCCAAAGGCAGACATTGCGCTTTGAACAGTATCAATCGAACTAGACACATCTGTTCCGTTCAGCTTTGCGAACTCAATAAACTGTGTTGACAAGGTCTGCAATGATGAACCCGTCAAACCGAATCGAGTATTTACCTCTCCAACCGCATTTCCGACTTCATCAAATGAAGCAGGGATTGTAGTTGCAATATTCTTCGCTACTGTTGTGAGCCCTTCTAATGTGGTTCCTGTGGCGCCCGTCTTTGCGATTATCGTGTCAAAACTTGCGTCTACTTCTTTCCACGCAGACACGGACGCAGCGCCAACCGCTAAAATAGGAGCCGTGACGTGTGTTGCCAAGGTCGTTCCAAGGGCTTGCGCCTTTTGACCTACTGCGTCGAGCTTTCCACCCCATTCTTTGAGTTGAGCGCCTACTGCTCCAAGGCTTCCACCTTGATTCTTCAACTGTTCTTCGGTTGCGCTGATTTTTTGGTTCAAATTCTCCAGCTTTGTGGCGAGATTGTTCGCCTGTGTGGAATTATCCCCGTATTTCGCCTTCGCTTCTTCTAATTTCTGCGTTAATAGGGCTTGCTCGTCCTTCAATGCAGACAATTTACCCTGCAAGGCTTCTGTGGTCTGTTTATGCCGTGTAAACGCATTAGAAGCGCCCGACATTCCACTTGCAAGTCCTTTTAACTGTGCGTCAAACAACTTAACCTGTGAAGTGGCTTGTTTCATCCCTTCCGTGTAAGAAGCTGCGCCATTCAGTTCTAGTTTTACTCCGATTGTAGCCATTTACTTTAACTCCATAATCTCAAAAAAGGAGAGTTTCTTCTGCTTAACCTTTGCATTGCCGTTATATACCGCCCAACAACTTAATAAGTCCATAAACTCGCCGTAACGAGTGTTCATTGTCTCTTCTCGGCTCATATTCATTTGATGTCCGTAGAAGATTATCCACGCCTCATTTAATTTGATGGGCTTGTTTCGTTTTTTTTCTTAACGGGTTCGGTTTCGACAGTGGTCTCTCCATCTACCCCAAACGTCTCAAAAGCCTTATTCAACAGTTCCATCAACTCTTCTTCGTTGAGCATTTCTAACTCTTCGCGAGTGAGTGGCTCTGCTTTATAAGTTTTATCTTCAAACTTCGCTCTGCGGTCATAGGACTCTTTCAGGATCAGGATGATATTGATTGCGGTGTCCATCTGCTTCACGAAGTCATTTGTGTTCATAATCTCTTCAAGTCGTCCGATTTCATTTCCCGGACACAACTTTGCTAGTTGGATGTTCGCCCACATAGTACGGGCAAAGTTAATATTTTTCATAATTTAATTCCTTTCTTTAATAAAAAAGGGGAGCAACTAGGCTCCCCATTGGTTTTAC